GGGTGAAATCACTGATATTGAGTATTTTAAAAAGAAACTCTACCGTTCACTTAACGTCCCTCCATCACGAATGGATGGCGAAGGTGGGTTTAACCTGGGGAGATCTTCTGAGATCTTGAGAGATGAACTTAAGTTCACTAAGTTTGTTTCTCGTTTAAGAAAAAGATTCTCCAACATGTTTAATGACATGCTGAAGACCCAATTACTCCTGAAGAATGTAATTACTCCAGAAGATTGGGACGTAATGAGTGAGCATATTCAGTATGATTTCCTCTATGACAATCATTTCTCAGAACTGAAAGAAGCAGAACTCCTCAATGAGAGACTGACTCTTGCTCAAACTGCTGAACCATATATCGGTAAGTATTACTCTCAGGATTATGTCCGTCGTAAGATCTTACGTCAGACTGATATTGAGATTCTTGAGCAGGATAAACTGATTGAGAAAGAAATTAAAGATGGTGTAATTCCTGATCCAAATGCACCTGTTGATCCAGAAACTGGTCAACCTTTAGATGCAGCATCCATGGATTTAGGTCAACCTCAGATGGAACCAGAAATTGATGGTTCTGCCACTGAGGCACCAGAAATGCCCAAGGGTGGGGAGATATAAATACCCATAGTCGTATACTATACAATTAAATGGATGACCTTTTAGATATGATCATTGCTGATGAGTCACCATCTCAAATTAGTGATGCTATCAAAGATGTTCTCTATGCAAAGTCTGCAGAAAGAGTTGATGCATTTCGTCCCTTAGTATCAAATGGTCTTTTCAGTGGAGAAGATCAAATTGAAGTTGAAAATGAAGTTGAAATTGAGGACGAAGCACCTGAAGCCACCGATGGTGTCTAATTTATAAATAACTACTATAAATGAACTCTAAAGAATAATGGGACATAAACCAGTAGGAGTAAATTCTTCTTTTCCAATTGCTAGTGCAGCAAACAGAAGAGGTGTTGATAAAACCCTTCAACAATCAGACTCATTAAGAGTCGTGGCAAAAGGTGCGGGTTGTCATGTTGCTATTGGAACTCTTCCAACAGCAGCAGCAACAAATTATTATGTGCATTCTGGAGTACCAGAAGTCATTTCCTTAGGAACGGTAAAATCAAATAGAGTTACTGGTATTACTACTGGTGCCACTACTACTATTGATTTTGCTGAGGGAACAGGATCTCCTTTTGAAGTAGGAGATGCAGTTTCACTGACGGTGGTTGGACAATCTGATTATGATTTTACTCATAAGATTGTCTCTTCTGTAAATACCACTAGTGGTGTTTCTGGATATTTTAACACAAGAATCGTTGTTGATCATGATTCCTCTGCAGGAAACCCAGCATCATTATTATCAAGTTCACAAGCAATATTGAGAGGCTCCTTCATGGTTGCTGCATATGGTGATGGAACTGGAACACTTCATTATCAACAAGTACAATCAAGCGGAGGAGCATCCTAATGAAACTGATCAGAGAAGAAATTGAATCAGTAGAGTTCCTTGTCGAACAGAAAAACGGCAAGAAGTCTATGTATATTGAGGGAGTTTTCCTTCAGGGTAACATCAAGAACCGCAA